TCATTCTCTCCACAATAATCAAAGATAGGTTTAGACTTCTCTACATTATTTTCCCAGAACCTATCAGGATCTTCAAAACTTTCTCTAAGAGCAGCAAAGGCAGCAAGATGAATGACATAATCATACTTCTCCTTTGGTTTAAAGAATCCTATATCATCAGGAAAATCTAAACCATAAAGATCCCATCTTTCATTTTGCCACTCACCATAACAGTTAGATTCTTGAATAAAACTCCACAAGTGGCTTCCTATGAAACCCTTATGTCCTGTGATTAATACTTTCCTACCTTCATAAAATTCTAGTTTCATGTTACCGTCCAATCAATAACAGTGCGGATCTCTTGGTTATACTTCCAGATCTCCTTGAACATATCAGCATTGATGTCCTCCTTTTCCAGTTGAACAATCAAAGAATTAATATCCTTAGGGAAACAAGTTCCACCAAAACCCCTGTCACCATCTATACCAGGTACTCTAGTATGTGATGTACCGATTCTACTATCAGCAGTCACACCCTCTACTACATTCTGATAATCCATACCCACCTTTTCACACATATCAAATATCTTATTGAAATATGCTACCTTATAAGCCAAGAAGGTATTAGAGAAATACTTCACTGCCTCACTCTCATCAGAACTCATCGTAATAACTGGAGTTTCATGAAAGTATCTCCAATAAAAATTAGCTGCATCTCTTGTAGCATATTGATTTCCACCTATTACAGTTCTCTCTGCATTGGCAAAATCAACCACAGCATTCCTAGCAGTAAGGAACTCTGGGTTATGAGCAATAGTAAGAAACTCATACTTCTCAGCATATGCTTTGGTGGTTCCAATAGGAACAGTTGACTTGATGATAAAGACAGTATCTTTAACAACATACTCCTCTTGCTTAATACCAGCAAAGAAACTATCCAAGATGGATAGATCACAACTACCATCCATTCTCATAGGAGTAGGAAGACAGATGAATATGTACTGTTGATCTAGAATCTCTTCTAGAGTATTGAAAGACCTATTTGGATCTACGTCATAAACCTTGGTTGGTGCTTTATCTCTTACGTTCTGGTAAACTGCATTGCCAACGAAACCATTACCAACAATTCCGATCATAGGGCTAACCTGCTGAATCCTTTTACTTTCTCAAATCTTAGCACACTATCGAACCTATCGTCCATACCTGTCTTGTGCGATATGACAAAAACGTTAGCATCTTTGATGACAAAACGGATAATCTTAAGGAATTCTTCCGTTCCGAACCCATCAAGTGAGGAATCAAACACCTCATCCATGATCAGGAGATTGGTGTTGACAGAATTTTTAAACCGTGCTACCTCCCTCCATGTGAATAGAAGTGCTAGGTCGATACGCATCTTCTCTCCTTCACTAAAGGAACAGTAAGAAAAATTGTCATGGATAGGAGATTGAATAGTCTCGTTGAACTCCTCATCCAATGTAAAGTTAATATAAAAGTCCATCATCTGAAGATACCTATTCACCTGCTGATTGATCAGAGGCAAATACTTCTTTATGATTTTGGACTTAACTCCACCATCCTTGAGTAACCCATAATTAAAGTTATGGTATTGAATGGTGTCTTTTTGAGAGGCTAATGCCTCATATGTCTCTGCTAACTTATTTTGAAAGGATTCTAATTTCTCATGCTCAGTATTTCTATTTGCAAGTTGTTCGGTAAGTTTCTGAACTTCCGATTCCAAATCCCTGATTTGTCGTTGACACCCAGAGATACGAGTATTGTTTTTAGAAATGCCATGCGTTAGGTTAGTAATCTCCTTAGATAAAGTTGTAAAGTGATGCTCTCGCTCTTCTTCCTCTTTAATTGCCTGTTCTAGTTCTTTATAACCAGATTGCAACTCCTTTGCTTTAGTTTGAGCATCGTTAATTTTATTTATTCTAAAGTCCTCGTTGATGGTTTGCGTACATGTAGGACAAACCGTATTCTTTGTAAAGAACTTATGTTCCTTAGTAATCGTTGCTACCTTATTAGATATTTTTCCTTTAAGATTTCCTAACTCCCGTAACTTTTCTGTAGCACCTGTTACTACTTCTTGTTGTTTAGTTAAATCTAATACATCATTTTCTAATTGTTCATTCACTGACAAATAATTATCCGACTCACTGAAAAGGGTAGTAATTTTTTGCTGATTATCATCTATTCTTCCCTTACTCTGTGATTCCAATTCTTTGATCCAATTAGTTTGCATCTCAACTTTATCATTCAATGACTCTTTCTTTAGATCTAATGTCCTAATCTCATCTCTTACTAATTTAATTTTATCCTTAATTAAATTATTCATAGATGAAAAGATTTTAATATCTAATAAATCTTCAATAACTTCTCTTCGATTCGTAGCCGTCAACTGCATAAATGGAACAAAATTAGTAGATCCTAAAATTACAATCTGTGTAAAAGATTTATAATTCATTTTAAGAACATTTTGCTCTAACCACTTCTGCTGATCATTAGCATTAGAAAATTGATCTAAACAATTACCATCCTTCCAAATCTCAAATGTATTTGGTTTTATTCCCCTAACTACTTTCCATTCAATATCACCAATAGAAAAGTCCACTTCTACCTTACAATCTTTTTCATTAGCACTATTAATTAACTGACCTTTATTAATCTTTCTAAATGGTTTACCAAATAAACTAAAAGTGAGAGCATCTAATACCGTACTCTTACCCGCACCATTAGTTCCTACAATTAATGTAGTAGCATGATTATTAAATTGTATGTTAGTGTAATGATTGCCAGTACTTAAAAAGTTTTTCCAGCGTATCTTTTCAAATGTAATCATGATCTTCAGGTGGAATTACAATGTCATTTCGAGTGATGATGGCATATTCGTAGCCATGTATACGACAAGTCTTCATCATCAAATCTTCATCAACTTCAACTACATTCATTTCTGGATATCCAACATCTTCTAACATCATAGCATATCTATCAGCATCGTCTTCTTCTTCAAAGATATATAAAATTTGTCCTCCCATCTTATCTTCTACAGCATAAGCACCTTCCTTTTCCTTTCCATTCATAGTTAATATAAACATTATACTAACTCACAGGCCTCTTGATAAGTATCTTGAAGCATCTTCTGAATTATTGATTTATCCAGATTAACCTCTGATTCCTCAACATACCGATTAAGGATGGATAAGGTATCTTCAGATTCAAATGCTTCAAAGTCTTCTGCATCATGAAGAATAAAATTCTCCACAACCTTCAATTCAGCCACATTAGCATTATACAACTTATCGATAAATTTTTCAAATTTTACTTGATTACTTTTTTTCCTCACCACTACCTTTACTATTTTATCTTCTAATTCTCTTGCATCAAACAACTGATAATCCTGATCATTATAATAGATTATCTTATGAAGTCTATATGGATTATTGACTGGTGTATGCTCTAGTGTCTCTGTATCAAATAAATGAAATCCCCTATTCTCATCATCTACATCATTCCAGAACATCTCATAAGGGTTACCAAGATAGTAAATATTATCTTGATTTGATCTACAATGATAATGTCCAGAGAATGTCTTTTTAAATTTCTTAAATATATCCCATTGCATTCCATGTTCCATCATATGGCCTGGAGTTGCTTTGAATCCATTCAACTCTAGATGTCCCATACACACAGGTGCTCTTGACTTCTTAATCAAAGCAACACTCTTTTCTTCATTCTCCTTATTAATCCAAGGTACAAGAAGAATATTACACCCACCTACTTCTATAGATGTTGTTTCTTCATAGATGGGAATATTATCATACTCTCTCAATAATAAATCTATCGCATTTATATCATTTGTATTTTTATAGTATATGTCATGATTACCTACAATCGTATGAACCGTGATGCCCATTTGTTTTAGACGATCAAAGTAATTATCCTTTGCCCATGTCAGTGCAGCAAAATCAATTCCTTTCCTACTATCAAAGGTATCACCCATATTAATAACCGTAGTAATGCCTTCTTTCTCCAGAGTAGGAAAGAAAACATTCTTATAAAACTTTAAGAAATAATCATGAAAAAGCTTAGAATTCTTCCGACACCCAAAGTGTTGGTCTGTGATGATTGCTATTTTCATTTTCTATTAATATCTCCAGAAAAAGTTATTCTTACATTATTAGACATATGTTTAGGAACGCTATGACGAACATATGCAGGGAAAAGAGCTAGTAAACCTTCTTGAGGATAAATGGGTGTTTTACTATCATCCAATAATAAAGGTGCATCTCCTTCTTCAGCAGTTAAAAAATAAACCATTGTTAAATCTTCTGGTAGATGACCATGAGAATTTGTATACTCTCCATATCTATAGATATTTGCCCAAAAATTTTTAAATTCAAAATCTCCAGAAGGGCCCCACTTTAACTGAGCTGGTAAATTTTTTAAAGACTTTATAATATAGTCTTTTAATTTTTGTATTTCTGGAGATGTTAAATTCCATTCAGTCATAACCGCTTTAACATTTGTTTCATGATTTTGTTTATCCTCATAATGCAATAGACAATCATAAACTTCTTTCTTCAATTGTTCATGACGAGGATAGGGAATTAATTCTATTCTTACATTATGCTGAACTGTAAGGGGTTCCATCTAGTTATTACGAAGTTTTGCATGTACAGCATCTTTGATTGAATTATACTCAGAAAAATTGTCTCCGTCAATCTTATTACTGTCATCAAAGACTTCATTATAGCCAGACTTCTCAATAATCTTGTTCTTAATTTCTAATTGGCGTTTCTCTCTTTGTATTCTGCGGAGAAATGCATAGTGTATAATCTGTGTAAAGTATGCAAATGGATTACGTGATTTCTCTGGATTAAAATTATGTATATACTGTACGCAATTTTCTATGCCATCAGAGATCATGTCCTCCTTGAACATATAATTAACAAAGTTTGGTTTGAATGATAAATGATTTGCAATCTTTAAGAAACACTCTCCAATATATCTTGGTATAACTGGTTTAGTTTTATCTTGTAGTCTTGCTATTTCTATATCTTCTTGATATCTAATCAGAGCAGCAAGAAACTCTTTATTATTGACGTAATGCTCCGACCTTTTTCTTTTAGCCATAGTTTTACCTGGTTGTATTGGCATGAGTCTTTATCACTACTATGTAGATAGTATAACATTTAAATCAAGACTTGACAAGTTTTTAAAACCAAGTATAATAACCTTTGTGGAGGTTCAAGGGATATTAGCTCTTAGGGTTACTTTTATATATTTTTTCTAATATTTCTTTAGCATCATTAATAGTTGATAAATATCCCAATTTTCTATTAAGTTTATATTTACTACTACCATCACCATTTATATCATTATGATTTACATATTGTTTATGCATAGAGATCATTTCTAAATCTGTTGATTCAGACATTGTAAGAACATCATTTAAATCAATTAGAAACATATCATCTTTAGTTGTTTTTAACCACGGTTCTACCTTATATCCAACTATTCCTGTTCGACTTTTAATTTCTGCTATTACAACAGGATTAGAAACCAATAAAACAATTTTATTCTCTTCTTCACAGGAAGCAACCTTACAAAAGATTTCTTCTCCAGATTTAAATTTAATGGTAGCAAAAAAGTCGTCTTCTATCATTTTTTTAGTTGGATAGTTATTATCTCATAGTTAAAATTTTCTTCGTTATAAATTTTAATTCTTTCGATAAGATGGTTGAGAGTATAATTTCTTTTAGATTTATAAGTACAGTCATCGGAAATATCATATAAAGTAGCCTTTACTTTTCCTTTTCCCTTTCTAAGAACTCGTCCAATTGATTGCAAATTACGGATACGTGATTTACTTGGAGAAGCAAAGATAACATTATGGAGATTTTTAATATTGATACCAGTTGAAAATGTACCATAAGATGCAACTATTATAGCATTTTTTTGAGTTTCAGTAATCTCTCTAACTAATTCTCTTTCACTAGCGTCTACACCGCCATGAATAAAAAATAATTTACG